AATTTATATTTCCAGTAACTGGTATATCAAAAAATAATTCATCGTATTGATTAAAAAATTCGTCTACAGTAATTACACTCGCACTTACAATAGGTTGAGCAGTTACCAATTCATTAAAAGTAGTATCTATTACTTTTGAATAGGTATTAATTCCATAAACTTTTTTTACCAAATCTACATTAGCCATTATCTAGTAACTTTAAAAATGATATTATTATCCACATCTATAGATTCCCCAGTAGGAATTACTGTTTTCATTAAAAGCTTATAGTATCTTTCTGGTTCTAATCCATTCATATAAACGTCAAAATAGCTACTCGTACCATCACAGCTTATCTTTGTGTAATTAGTATCGAACTGTACAATTATGTCTTCGCTCTTTGCGTCCTGTATAGACCAATAAGAAGATTGTGGTAAAGCTTTATTCGTCGTGTATATGGAAGCCGTAGTAAAAGTTCTTACGGGATATTTGTCCCTTGCGTTTACTCTAAATCTGTATTTTTCTGTATCGTATTTGAATATTCCTAGATTGTTGTCTATGGAAATTACAAATTGATTGTTGTTAATTACGCTTAAGCTTGCGGTATTGTACTGACTATCGTCCCATCTCATCTCTAAAGTCGGAGGGTAAATAGTATGCGTATCTATAGAAAAGAAGTTGAGCGCGTTAAAACTACCAGAAGAAATTTCTACGTCTATAGGCCATTTAACAATGAATCCGTTATTAGCAGATCCAGTGAACCATGCTTGAACTATGGAAGTAACATTTGCATTTATATCTTTACTGCTCTTGTATGTAAAAGATTGGGTGACTAATGATCCAGTCCAATTTCCTCCACCCGGAGTTCTGAAATAATAAGCGTCTTCCCAATTATTGGAAGCGCTTGTAAATTGATTTGGATCGTACCAACAAGCTCCATTGATTGTAACCGGATAGTCTCCAAATTTACCAGTGCCCATTTGCCAAGAAGAGTAAACCTGACCTATTTCTATACTATATGTAGTGTGTAAATTTTCGGCATTAGCTAAATACAATTTTAAACCAGCTTGCCAAGATCCGGTGGAGAAAGATTTAATTTTGTTTATATCTTCGTTATCGAATTGAATCAAAGCTCTTCTAATATCATCAGTTAAAGATGGAGCTTGAGGATCCGCTTCTACCAAATAAGAAACGCTATCTGCATCATTTTTTACGGACACTTCAAGTATCTCGTCCAATCCTGTATTCTGATTTGGAAATCTAGAATATAGTGTTGCGTCAGCCGTGGGAAATATTTTATATACTGCCATATTTGTCTAATTTAAAAAGATACTACACGACCTTGAATATCAGAAGTTGGGTATTTTACTTCGAATATTGATGGATCTAAAGAAGGATAAATTACGTTGTTTAATGTAGCCGCAGATATATCGTAAGAGTACTTAGAATATCCATCGACTTCTCCTGATTTGTTAACTATTTCTACTTTTTTTACTGTTTGTATGCCTTCTACTTGATCTAATAAAGAGTATACATCTCCTAAAATTATAGGTTGATTTATTTGCCAATTGCCTATATTAAAATAATCTTGTAAAGCTATTAAAGATCTAGCTATTACGTCTTGTCCATTATAGTTAGGTCTACAAATAACATCAAAATTACAACCAATATTTACGATATATGCAGGTTTTATGTTTACAGAATCAGTCATCATTCTATATTCAAATATATAACTCTGAATATTTTTCATTAAAGAAGGCGAAGGCACTTCTAAAGTACCATTACTATTTAAACCTAGTACATACAAGCTTATAGAAAGAGGATCTTTATCTGTACTATTTTTTTCTAAATAATTTTTAAATGTAGCGTCATCTTTTGTAACATAAGCTTTTGCAACTTTTCCAAATCTAGATGGCATACAAAGAGTTCTAGCTAAATAGTCCTCTTGAGTTACTGCTCTCAATTGACTTGAGAATTGTAATTGCGTATTTAATCTTAAGTCGTCTATTGAATCTCCGTCTCCTCCGCCTGAAGCAGGCTCTGTGTTATTAGATACTAAGGTGTTTGAAAAAGTAGTATTAGCGCCGCTTATAGTTTTTGAAACAACTGAAGTTAATTCGCCTTGTAATACATTGCTGGTTGCTCCTCCTCCAACTAAATAGGTAAAAGTAATACTAACATTTTTTGGAGCTAGTCCATAAGTTTGTGTAGTAACAAAGTTAGTCGGATCGAAAGAGCTTGATAAAAAGCTTAATCCTCCATTTGCATTACCTACACTAACGGAATTAGGATTAGGTATTACAGCGGTATCTGCTGCTGAATTAACACCAGCACCAAACTCAATTTCTAAAGTTTCGTTACTTTTAAATCTAGAAACAAATCTTCTATTGGTTTGTATTTTTTGAATCATATAAGGAACCTGATTCGCATCTTGTATAGCGGTGTTAGCTACCGGATTTAAAATATAATCTTGAGCCAAATAAGGCACTTCGTACCAAGTATTTCCATTAGAATCTACTGCATTAATAATATTAATTAAATTAGAATCTTGTAACGTTATTGTTTGAAATCTTTCCGCATTACCAAAAGTAAAAGTTTGCGTTTTGATTTGACCCGATATAGCTTGAGTATTTTTCTTCAACAAAAAGCTATTAGGATTATTCATGCCGCTTACTGTATATACGCTAACCTCAGTAGGATCTAAAGAAGAAGAAACCCTAAAATCTACCTTTTGAGGACAATAAAAGTAAATAGAACTATCCACATTAGATTTTACTTGCATTCCTTGTTCTACACAAAAAGCATAAGAAAAATCGGGTAAGTATTGACTAGCAGATAGTATAGAAGGAACTTGCTGATATACTTCTAAGTTCACGATAGCGGCGCTTGTTACTTTAGGACGATAGCCTAACATATAAGCTAAAGTATATAAGTTATTTTTTTGTTTAGCGTACTGTAAAAAAGTTTCTTGTAATTGATTGTCCAAATAGAAAGATAGAACGTCTCCAACGTAAGCCGCCATTTCAATGAACATACTACCCGGACTGGCTTGATTGAAATCAGTGTACGTAGTAGGATAATAAGACTTTGCATAATCTATCAAATCTGATTTGAAAGAGGTAAAGTTTTTATTTAAGTATTTAATATCTATATTACTATTGGGCATATTTAAGCGTTTTGTATTTCTAAAACTACTGAATCTGATTCTCTAGAAGTTTTTAATGTGTAACTGAAATTTATAGTTATCGACCCTATTTGAGGATCTCCATAAACATTTAGATTAGATATCAAAACATTTGGAAAGTTGTTCTCTATTTGAGATTTTATAGATTCTTTTACGTCGTCTAAATTAGATTGTGTTATTTGCTCAAATAATCTAGATCTCAATCCTGCTCCAAAACCTGGATTAAATGGTCTTTCTCTTTTATCGGTCAAAAGAAAATTTATTAGATTATATCTAGTTTGTTCTTTAGTACTGTACACACTAGTAAATGCTATGTCAGCAGAAAAAGGTATTTTGACTCCTATTCCTGTAGAAGGTCTTAAATCAAGGGGTGATATTTTTTTTAATCCGTATGCCATTAGATAGCGCCTTTAGCTTTTAATTTACTCATCAAATCGGTAAAGTCAGGCACTTCGTTTATTTGTACCATACTTGGGTCAGAACTTGGTCTTGCTGTTGCTAACATACCATTAACGTCTCCTACAGCCACTTGTTTTGGTTGAAAGAAACTAGTTGGATCTATTCCAATAGAATCAGGTCCTATGTTTTCGGTGCTAAAAGACATATCGTCCATATCACCCATTGTCATAGCTGTTTCGTTTAATATATTTGCCAAAGGATTGCCAGTGAAGTTAGGCTTAGGACGCACTGGTTGTGTGTTTAGTGTGCCTGGGAATGTTGGTTTGGCCTTCTTAGATTCTTTTATAACCTCTTTAGGAGAGCTTGAGGATTGATTCTCCTTCAAAATGGAAGGCATTTCTTGGCGGATCGCTTTTGCAACCTCTTCCCTTATCAATCTTCTAAGTAAGTCTACTTGATTTGTTTTTGCCATATCTTATAAATATTAATTTTTAAGAGTTTATTTTTACGTTAGGATTGTCTTTGGAGTTCAATTATCTTTCTTTCAGCAGATTTGATTTTTTCTGACCTGTCTTTTATAACTACTGCAGCAGCTATGGGGCCTAATAAAGCGGCCGAAGCTATTTCCTTTTTCCAACCTACTATTTCATTTTTTAAGTTATCTATATCTAATTTATTCGCTTGAGAATTCTGTTCAGAGACTATTTTTTTTGTATAAGTGCTGTTAGGATCCGTAGTTTTTAAGTCAGTAGCAAGAGATCTGGCGTGGTCAGCCATGCTCTTTCTTATACGCTTTTTAAGTTTCTTACCGCCAGGAAGATTATTAACAAAGGCATTCAACCCTAGTCCAACTTCTTCATTTTCGTTGTCGGAAGGATCTATAGTGGTATCTGCAATACTAGTTAAGTCTATATCATCTATAGTTATAGTCTCGTCTCCCAAATAATTTATAGATTCTAAAACTATGGCCATATCAGAGGAACTCATACCTGATAAGGACTTGTTTACAAAGCCTCCGGCGCTTAATAGCAACTTAACTTCGTTTACTATAATGCTATCGTCTGAGGCAAATGTTGCTGTTGATTGCACGGTCTTTATTTTATTAGAGTCCAAAGCAATACCGTACCTTCTTTTAATACTTAGGGCAGTGTCAGTAGTCTCTTCAGTTATTATCTGTATTGTATAGTTACCGTACGTTCTATCTTTAACTTCATTGGCGTTATTAAATTTGTCTATAAAACTTTGTAAAAAGTCTCTAGAGTTTATTAACTCTTCTGTAGTATTATTGAAGTCATTTTTTAAATCTCCTGGGCAGTCATTACAGCTATTTAAGTTTCTTGTTATTAATTGTAACTTAGGAATTAATAAGTTTATATTATTTACCATATAAATGCAAAGACTTCTTATTATTCCCAATAATTCGTTTATTTGCAATAGTCTTCTCAAAAAGTATACAAGACCTTTATTAACAACAACGTCTTGTAAAGTTGCAGATATTGTATTTTGACCTCCAACAGTATTTACTACTTGTGGTATTGGAATTCCAAAGAAAAAAAGTCTAAGTTTATAAAATATCTTTAATAGCAATAGAGATACTTTTATAACAGTTTGTAGAAGACCAATAATATTAGCAATAGTAGAAACTGTTTTAACTATTATTTTTATTGTACCTATTAAAGATTTTAAAAAACCTACAATTCTAGAAGGATTTATTAATTGATCTAATTGTCTTATCGCTTCGCTTATAGAACCTTTCGTAAATGTATCTAATTGCTGTAAGACTGTTTTAGGATCGTTTATAGCTTGTACAGTAATACAAGTTTGTCTTACTTTATTTATTGTATTTATCGCATTTTGAAATTCAGCATTATTAATTTGTCTTAAATCTAATTTCCTATTCAAAGAACCTATTGCATTTCTTATAAAATTATTTAAAATAGTTGCTTGAGGAAATGCTTCGACAAATGCTGGATTTTCTAAAGAGGCGTCTTCATTAGGATTAGTCAAATCTTCTAATAAAGAAGTTATTTGTGCTATTAAATTATTTAATTCTCTTTTTGTATCCTCGTTAAAAGGTATAAAATCAATGGCTGTTTGAGATCCTGCATACGTGGCCATAAAATTATCGATATATTTTTGTATATCGTAAGCATATTTTTGTATCTGCCACTTGCTTTTACCTAATGGAGATTTATCGTCTGGTTGTTTATTAGGATCAAATTTTTGTAAGTTATCAGGTATTTGATTTGCAGCGAAACTAAATATTGCACAAAAATCTATTGTTGCTATTATATTTAGCAATTTTAATAGTCCTAAATCTAAAGGATTTTGAAATATTTTTTTTGCTCCCTTTTTTTTATCTGCTACAGCGCCTTGATTTGTTTTTCCGTAAAATATTCTAGATACCTTTTTTTTTATTGCTATAGTAGCCGTAGATATGGTAGATTGTATTCTTTCTAAACCCTCTCCAAGACTTCCAACTTTTGAAGA